GTAAACTAATCACTTACCTCCCATGTCGATTCGTACATTGAGTATGTGTGGTGCGCTTATTGGCTGCTATACCACTTATCGGACATGGAAGAGCGCAGATTTACGTTATACGTTCTCTGCGCTGTGTGAAGCCCATGCTAGTCAGCTTTTTCATCAAGCTGATGTAATTATGGATTCCTTCACCAGTGTGACGCCTGGCCATCCGCGACTTACGGATGGCCACACACACCCTACTGCCGCTGCTCTGCGGAACGTCGCTCGCGACGCTGCTGAGTCCATTGCTGCTAGATCGGGGTGCGATCTGTTTTCCTTTCAGATGTCCAAGTCTGACCAGAGGAAAGGATTTCGCGGTACCCGGTCTTGGTTTTGGGCTAAAGATACGAAAGCTGACAATCGCAATGATGAAAGAACTACTGACGATATTGAATGGATCTGCGATGTCGACTATTACATTGATATGCCAACAAAGTTGGCTACCAATGTACGTCCGTATCTCATTTACACTGTCGTACCTGAAGCTGCTTGCTCGTCTGGACAAGATGATACTTCATTTTGCTTTGACGAGCGTGGTAACCTCACAACTTTTGTTGCTGGAGGTGGCCAATATACCCATCCACTGTGGAATTATGGATATGACTCTCTTAAAGTTGTCCTTCGGTCCTTTGGGTTTCCCTATAAGACCGTGTTTTACTCAGTGGAACGGAAGCAAATCGGAACACATAGGCAATTGATTGCCCTGGTCCCATTGAAGCAATTTAATGGTGTCTGGGCTGTTTTAGCCAATGCGCTGGTTTGGGGGAATGAATTGAAGCGGTTCAATCCCATCGTCAAAACAGCCGACGGTTCGAAGTTCGTGAGATTCAACATCGTAAGACGTGGGAAATTGTATACTACCACTGCCCGCGTCGGATCGATGTTGTGTGCCACCGCCCCTGCTGAGGCTGATGCTGCAATTGATACAATTGCACGCCTCGGCTCCACCAAACTCATGTTGCCGTCTGCGGCAACTTGGCTTAAAGGAAACAGGGAGCAGGCCGCTGTACTCACGGATTACTACCGTGTGAAGAGTTACGAGAATCAACCTTTCGTCTTCCCAGTTGATCAAGGGGTTCGAGCATACAATTACGATGTTCAGAACTTCGATCAAGATGAGAAGCCAAAACTCCAAGCTTTTATGTCTCCATTGATTCATGGTGCATTTGCACCTGTCCAAAATCTTGAGGCTGAGAAGCAGTGTATCCTTGAACGGGTGGAACGTTTGAAGAAGTCTGAACCACTTCCTCATTCATTCCGTGACAGATGCATTAAAGAGTTTGCAGAGCTTGTGACAGACGGGTGTGTGCTGTCCCCGGTCAGCTTTGAGACTATTGCCGCGAAGCAGATCGGTCCTGCCCAAAAATTGTCTATTGCAAAAGCCATAGTACATGGTTCTTGGATTGCTAGAATTGTGAATAACTTCATCAAAAGTGAGGCTTATCCCGATGTTAAGGATCCGCGGAACATTACGGTCTTCAATGATTTGGTAAAGTTGGATATGAGCCACTTTACCTTGTCACTGTCTGACCATTGCAAGCAGTTTAAGTGGTACGGTCCAGGTATGACGCCTTTAGAAATTGCCAACCGTGTTGTGGAAGTCTGTGTTGATGCTAAGTTCGTCAACATTTCTGATTACCATAGAATGGATGGCACCATCACAGAGACTTTGCGTCAAGTGGATCGGGCGGTGTTTATGAAGGCCTTTAAACACCACCGGGCCGAGTTGAATCAACTATTGAAGCATAGCTACAATAATGTTGGGTACTTGCCAAGAGGTACCAGTTACAACCAAGGGACTAGTCAGGGATCTGGAAATCCTGACACTAGCGTCGCACAAACCCTGCGTGCCGCCTTTACCGCATACCTTGCCTTCCGGAACTACAAGTCCCCGGAGGGCAGAGGATTTGATCCAAAGGAAGCATTCGAACGTATCGGACTTCACCTCGGTGACGATGGTATCGATGCAGAATTGCCCACCCCAAACCACCTCTGGGCCGCAAACCGTGTTGGACTCATATTGGAGGCCAATACTGTGGCAAGAGGGAAAAGAGGGGTCAACTTTCTGGCACGGTATTATTCACCGGAAGTCTGGTTCGGAAGCCCTAACAGTATGTGTGACATCAAAAGGCAGCTCTCCAAATTCCACACTACGGTCCGCCTACCTGATAACGTCAAAGCTACAGACAAACTTGTCGAGAAATCATTATCGTACCTGGCAACCGATCGTAATACACCAGTCATTGGACAGTTATGTCAACAGGTGTATTTGTTGTGCCCAACCAGGCCCCGAGTCCTTCATGGAATTGGCTACTGGTGGGGAAAATTCGATCAGTCTGCCCAATACCCCAACGACAATGTTGATGGATGGATGGACGTGGAATTTGGTCATCAGCTACCGGAATTCGACCGGTCTCTTTTCAGCCGATGGCTGGCTGAAACCAAAGAGCTCTCGGGCTTACTTCAAGCTCCAATATGTACGCCTATCAGAAACGCGACACCAACAAGCGTTGATGTCGTTGTTGATGGCACAATATTGGATGCGACACCGGTTAAAGAGGAAGCTCCTAAACCGAGAAAAGCTCGACAAGATGTTCCAAAGAAGCGCACGCGGGCGCGGGACAAAAGGAGATCCGCTTCGTTATCTCCCAATCGTACCCGCCGGGCCAAGGGGCCCACCCCCAGAGTAGCT